TGCAAGAAAGACGTATAGCTGGATGACTGGTGCACGAGTTTAAATCTATTGCAACATTTATCATTTTATAGCTAACATAGCCTAGTAAAATATTCATGCCAAGATATTCAAAGAGATCAAAGGAAAGACTAGCAACATGCGATCAGCGGTTGCAAGACGTGTTTAATGAAGTGATTAAGCATGTGGATTGTTCTATCTTGGAAGGATATAGAAACAAGGAAAGGCAAAATAAACTATATGATGAAAAGCGTACTAAGGTTAAGTATCCTAATGGCAGGCATAACTCTAACCCTTCTAAAGCCGTTGACGTTACCCCTTATCCTGTGGATTGGGAAGACAGGGAGCGGCAGACCCTCTTTGCTGGGTTCGTTATTGGCATTGCTCGCAATATGGGGATTAAAATAAGATGGGGCGGTAATTGGGATATGTATGAAGAGAAAGGGAGATGGGAAGTAAAAGATAACAGATTTGATGATTTTCCACACTTTGAGATAAAAGAATAATGCCCGGAACTACAGATACAGTAAAAGCAATACTAACCCCCGGAGAGTTTGTGATCCGTAAAGAGGCAGTAGACATGATAGGAGCACCCATGCTAAATATGATAAACAATATGCCAGAAAAAGGCGGTCACTCAAACATAGATAGTCTTATAGAAAAGGCTACAATGGCAAACATGAAAGGAATGTATGGCGGTGGTATGGTACAGGCTGGGCCAAAGCCAATGGGCACCGGAGGTATGGTAGATGCTTATCGTGGTGGCGGTATGGTTATGGATCAGTATGGTCATGGTGGTAAAGTAAAAAAGAATTTAAAACCAGTTCCAAAAAATAATCCCGGTCTAGGCAAGCTACCAGAGTCAGTTAGGAATAAGATGGGTTATATGCAAAATGGTGGAGAAGTAGAAAAAATGCAAGGCTATCAAAACGGTGGTTTGTCAACATTACTTTCAATGATTAGTCCTAAGAGAAGAAGGCAAATGGATTATAAAGCAATGGTGCCTCAAGATATGCAAAGGTCTTTAGAAGAAACGGAGCCTAAAGAGCTTAGAGATGTAAAAGAAATAGAAGCAATTAATAGATTAGTTGAAGAAAGGGATAGAATTGATGCTCTTAATAAATTCTTATATGGCATTGTTCCACAGGCTCTGGGTGAGCAAGGAACGGTTGCTGAGAGTGTGCCACTTCCCACTGCTGATGCAGAGACTTATTACAAGTCCATAGCGGGTTTTTATAATCCAGACATGTATTTTACCTATGAAGATCAGTTAGATAGGGCAAAAAGAGCGTATGAGAAAAAGCAACAAGGTGGCTTAATTGGCTATGAGAATGGTGGAATGATAGGCCCTCTATTGCCACCAGAAATGATGGGACAGGCAATGAATCAACGATTAAGTGATAGTATTGATATGAGGATGCAAAATCCACAGGCGGGTGAGATTGGAATAGCTCGTGAGCAGGCTTCTGCCTTACAAGACAGCATCAACATGAACACTGTGGATAGTGCTAGAAAGTCATTGCAGTTAATAAAGCTTCAAAGTTTATTAAATAATCCAGATATGTCAACTCAACAGTTTACGCAGGGAGAGTTTGCGGTTCCATCTGAAGAGGTAGATTTAATAACTAAAATGGTTTCCATGTCTCGTGATGCCGCTAATGCTAGAGCTTTAGATATGATGAGGATGAGCATGGGGTCAATGTCACAACCTAGAGACAGCATGAACGGAAAGGTAATAGAATATATGCCTTATTATTCAAAGTAATATGGATAAAGACCCTAGAGCTTCCTATAACGAAGAATTATATCGCCAATGGCGTGATTCAAGATCCGACTGGGACACAGAGGCCCGTAAGGATATTGACTTTTATCTTGGGAATCATTTCAGTCAAGATGAATCTGATGAATTATCTCAGAGAAATCAGGCAGACATACCAATGGATAGGATCTCTGCCGCTATTGAAAAATTTAAAGCAGTACTAACATCCAGACCACCAGCGTTTACTATAACCCCTAGAGAAGACTCCGATGTACAGGTTGCTACATTGTGGAGGACGGTCATGGGTTATGTGTGGCAAAACTCAGATGGTGATTGGCAGATGAAACAGGCAATACAGGATTATGCTACTACCGGCATGGGGTATCTGTATGCTTACATTGACTCAGAATCAGATTTCGGTAGAGGTGACGTTAAGTTCACTTATGTTGACCCGTTTAGAGTGTACGCATCTCCCAGCTCTAGAGATCGTTGGTTTGGCGACTCGGATGGCATTATCCTTTCCACCATCCTAACGGGGGAACAAGCCGTCAACCTCTACCCTGAATTAGCAGATAAACAAGACCCGCTTACTGGAGAGACTATACCGGGACTCATAAATGATATATCTGGGTTTACTTATGATGAAGAAGATTACCCAGCTTCACAAAATAAAAATTCAATGGTAGTGTTTACACCAGCAGATGTAAAAGATAAAGATTATTATCAAGTAAAAAAGTATCAGGTATTAGAAAGATTTTATAAAGTCAAGGTTCCTTATTACAGAGTCATTGACACGCAGACACAGGATGAAGACATTCTGTCTCAAGAAGAGTACGCCAAGTTCTATCAGGAAAACAAAGAAGCGTTTGACATTAATGCATTTACAGCTATAGAAGTCTTACAGACTAGGGTGAAAGTATGTGCATCAATGGGAGAAGTTGTTTTGTATGAACAGATTTTAAATACAGATGAATACCCAATTATACCACTTCCAAACATTTGGACTGGTACTCCATATCCAAAGTCTGATGTATCTAGGGCTAGACCAATGCAAAGACTTCTAAACAAGTTGTGGTCTTTGGCACTGTCTCATGCACAGGCATCAGCAGGCTTAAAGCTTTTAGTACCTTTGGGTAGTGTGGACGACATAGATCAACTTGAAAAAGACTGGGCTAACCCGAACGCAGTCATTGAAGTGGATTCATCTCAAGGCGAACCGCACTACCCTGCTCCTCAGCCGCTTGCTGGTGAGTTTTACAGACTGATACAGCAGTCAGAGTTTTATATAGATTTTATCTTTGGTCTACCAGAAATGATGCATGGCTTTGCAGAGAAGGCTCCAGAGACAATGAGAGCTACAGAAAGAATGATAGCACTTGGTAGTGAAAGACCAAAGTCCAAACTCCGAGACATAGAGTTTAGTATTAACAAACTGGGTAAGGTTTTGTATAACCTATCCAAAGGTCATTATACCTACAAAAAGATTTTTAGACTGGCACAGCCAAATAACAACATCACAGAGGTTATGGCAAACTTCTATACAGATGTGTCTCAGGCAATCTTAGACCTGAAAAAAGAAAGGCACATGCTAGACCAGCACGATGTAAGAATTGAACCGGGATCAACAATGCCATCCAGTAAATATGCAGAACTTGCCGTATATCTAGAGGCGTTCCAGATGGGCATTGTAGACCGTTATGAAGTATTGAAGAAAAATCCTGAGCTATTTGATAAGGAAGGTATTATGAGGAGAACAGAAGAGAAGCAGTTGATGCAACAGCAGATACAGGCAATGGATGCTCAGATAAAGAATTTGCAAGGTGACTTGCAGACAGCCCAAAGAGAATCAGTCAGTGATAGAAAGAGAGTCGAAGTTGAGAAGTTCAAGTCACGCTTGAGCGAAATCAATTCCGAGTCTAAGGCTGATAGAAGGGTACAACGTGGAAAACTAGAAAACGAGGTGAAGCTTGAGGTGGAGAAATTGTCCAGTAATCTCAAAGATGTACAGAGAAAAGTCAGTTCTACTCCAGAAGCCTAAAGACATCTAAGGAGAAACTATGTCAACACTAGAACAACAGGAAGTGAATATCCCAGCCGAACAGCCCGGTGCTAATAGTGCTTTTGAAGAGGATATCATCAATCAACAGGCAGGCCCACAGCTTGTCGCTGAAGATCAAGAACCAGTACAGGAAGAAATTCCTGCTGTAGATTATGAAGCTGAGTCTAAAAAGTTTCAGTCTATGTATGATCGGTCACAGGCCGAAAATGCTAAACTGCAACAAGGTGCTCAGATACTACAGCTACTAGAACAGAGACCTGATTTAGTTCAGATTCTTGAGGATGGTATAGCCGGAAACAGAACACAAGAGCAACCAGAGCAAACAGTAGGTAAGGATGATTTCAATCCTTGGGATGCGTTTACAGATGAAAACTCTGAATCAGGACGGTACGTTAATAACAAGATAGAGAATCTGGTACAACAGAGATTGCAATCTGCGTTATCCCAACAACAGCAACAGATACAAGCTGAGATGCAAATGCAAAACACTGTGAATGAACTGAGAGGAACTTATAAAATGTCCGATGGTGATATTCAAGAGTTCTTACAGTTTACAACACAGCCTAAAGAGAGAGTGGGTTTGAATAATCTAGTTAAACTTTGGCAGATGCAGAACGGCCAATCCGTTGCTAATAATGATACAATGGAAGCGGTAACTGCGGCACAGCAGGCTCCTCGCACAGCGGGAGTTCTCCAAGGAGAGCCACCAATGCCTAAAAAGACTGACACAGACAATATGTTTGAGTCAATCATGGCAACTGGGAACTCTGGAAGATTACCGTGATTAATAATAACCACATAACACAAAGGTAACAAAATGGCAATATCATACAATTCTGGAGTATTAAAATCCAGTGATATTACTGCTACTACCTCTGATGCTAGTGTAGGTCAAAGACCGGATAGAAGACGAATATTTAATTTCGGCGACAGAGTTGCCGAATTGGCTCCAGAGGAGTCTCCATTTTTCGTCTATCTAAATCAGGTTGCTAAAGCACCTACCGATGACCCAGTGTTCCGTTATTTGGAAAACCGTAACCGTATTAGCTTTACAGATCGTTCTTTACTTCTTAAAGGTGCTGTAAATGGTGGTTCCGCTGTTTCCGCAGGTTCTTCGTATTCATTTACTGTTGATACTGCTGGCGGTGCCACTGTTGACTACCTAGTAAAAGGAATGGTTTTGGCTGTCGGTACAGTTGATTCAACTGCTGGATACGGTCAGGCATTAGTTAGGGTAGAGTCAGGAGTAAGTCATGCAAGTGCTGATTCATCATTTACTGGTAAAATAATTGATGTGTCTGCTGTCAGCGGAAGTAATGTTTTAGCTGATAATGACGTAGCTCAAATCATAGGTACTTCCTATGAAGAAGGTTCTGGTTCCCCCGATGTATTCTCTTCTGAATTAGAAGATGACTTTGGGTACACCCAGATTTTTAAAACAGCGGCAGAAATGACCAACACTGCTTATGCAACTCGCTATCGTGGGTATGCTGAAGAGTGGAATCGTATCTGGGCTACCAAACTGCGTGAGCACAAAATTGACATTGAAAGGGCTATGCTCTTCGGTCAAAGAGCTCGTGTAGGCGGTATCCAGTACACGGAAGGTCTAGTCGGTCACATCGTAAAGAATGTGTCGCCAGTAGTAGACGATTCTGCATTTTCCTATTCTTCTGGAAATGCATATCATCGTAGTGTTGCACAAGCTGAATTAACATACGATAGATTGCTTAGTGATCTTGAAGTAATATTTGATCCAGCTAGAGGTGGAATGGCAGAGAAGCTAGTACTATGTAGTTTACCAGTCATTACATTCTTTAACAAGTTAGGCGATGGTGCGTTTCTTGATGCATCTATCGGATCTTCAAACAACATGCCTTTCAGACTAAACTTTGACTCAAGAGAAGGTGCTTTCGGACATTCTGTAATGGTGATTGACACCATTCACGGAAAGTTAAACCTTGTCAAAGAGCCATTGTTTAGAGGAATCGCATCTGGGTTTATGCTCATGGCTGATATGACACAGCTTGCTTATCGTCCATTAGTTGGTAACGGTATCAATCGTGACACTCAAGTTATGACCAATATACAGGCGGCTGATGAGGATTTAAGGAAAGATATGATCTTAACCGAAGCTGGTTTAGAGATTACTCTTCCTGAGTCACACGCACTGTTCAACCTAGAAGGGGTGTAAGATGAGAGCTGATTATCTAAATAATAATAGCGGTAAAGCTGATCTTAAACTAAAAGTAGAGACTATCAATGCGGCTAAAACCTTAACTGCTTTAT